CTCGAGAACCCCAACTTTTCCAGCCAGGTGAAGTCTGAGTGTACCTCGAAGTCTCCTGACTTTGGTTCAAAGTTTGAACTCCCCAAGACATTCGTCAAGAATGCTCTCAAGACTGGTATCGCCGATGAACTCCTTGCACTCTCGAAGTTCAAGGAGATGAAGGAACTCAAGAAGACTGATGGAGCCAGGAAGTCTAAGATTACTGGTATCCCAAAGTTGGATGATGCGAACAAGGCTGGTACGGCACAATCTTCTAAGTGTACACTCATCGTGACTGAGGGTGACTCGGCGAAGACTCTCGCTGTCGCTGGTCTCTCGGTGGTGGGTCGAGATCACTACGGTGTCTTCCCCCTACGTGGTAAGTGTAAGAATGTCCGAGATGCATCTGTTACACAGTTGACTGGAAATCAAGAGTTCAACGATCTCAAGAAGATTTTGGGTCTCCAACAAGGAAAGGAGTACACGAGTGTTTCGGAACTTCGCTATGGTCGTCTCATGATCATGACTGACGCGGATAACGATGGTTCTCACATCAAGGGTCTTATCCTCAATATGATTGACTACTTTTGGCCGAGTCTCCTCAAGTTGGGATTCGTTGTTTCGATGGTGACTCCAATCATCAAGGCTTCTAGGGGTAATCAAAGTAAATCCTTCTATACAGATTCTGCGTTTCGTGCGTGGTATGGAAATGGACAATCCGGTTGGCGTATCAAGTACTATAAGGGTTTGGGTACGTCAACTTCTGTGGAGGCTAGGGAGTACTTCAAGAAAATCGAAGATCTTACTGTCAAGTTTAATACAGATGTAATGTCTGATAAATCTATTACATTGGCATTTGACAAGAAGAAGGCTGATGACCGTAAGACATGGCTTTTAGAAAGTACCGCCAAAGAAGCCAAAGAACTTGAAGTACCCTATGGGAAAGTAAAACAATTGGCCATCTCAGACTTTGTTCACAAAGATCTAGTGAATTTTTCACTCGCTGATTTGAAGCGTTCTATCGCCCACGTTTGTGATGGACTCAAACCTTCACAACGTAAGGTGATGTATTCTTGCTTTCAAAGGAATTTGACTGCGGAGATGAAAGTGGCTCAACTGGCTGCTTATGTGGCTGAAAAGTCTGCTTACCATCATGGTGAAGTAAGTTTGGCCGACACCATTGTGAAGTTAGCCAATGACTATACAGGCTCCAACAATGTGAATCTCCTAGAGCCTTGTGGGCAGTTTGGGACACGACTTATGGGTGGGAAAGATGCCAGCCAGACACGCTATATCTTCACGAGATTGACACCTGAAGCGAGGAATGTATTTGATCCCCGAGATGACGCGATTCTCACCTACCTAGACGACGATGGTCGCTCAATCGAACCCGACTTTTACATGCCCACTCTCCCGATGGTACTTGTGAATGGCACAGAGGGTATTGGCACCGGTTTCAGTTGCTATGTACCTCCATTTAACCCCAAAGATATTCGAGACAACATCCTCAACTTCCTCGATGGTAATCCTATCAAAAGGATGAAGCCTTGGTTCAGAGGTTTCAAGGGAAAAGTGTTTGAACAAGATGATGATTCGTGGATGACACAAGGTATGTGGAGCGCCATTGGAAGAACAGTTAAGGTGACTGAACTCCCACCGGGACGCTGGACCCAAGATTACAAAGAACATCTGGATACCCTCGTTGAAAAGAAAATCATTAGTGGTTTCACGAATAACAGTACAACAGAGAATGTGGATTTCCTCATCCAAGACTACAATGGTAAAGATGTCGTCAAGGATCTCAAGCTTCAAAAGACTTTCCGAACCTCGAACATGCATCTGTTCCACCCTACACGAGGTATCCACAAGTATGAAACCCCTGAAGATATTCTAACAGACTTCATAACCATTCGTCGTGAATATTATGACAAGAGGAAAGAGTATCTCATCAAGGTTCTTGAGGCTAAATCTAAGATGTGTGACTACAAGTCTCGTTTTGTGTCTATGGTTATCAACGGAGATATTGTGGTCTTCCGTCGCAAAAAACAGGATCTTGAGAACCAATTGTCTGGTCTATTCCCGGAAGTAAATGGAAGCTATGACTACCTTCTAAACATCAAGACAGTTCAGTACACGGATGAGAGTGTCAGAGAGCTTTTGGCGCAGTCCAAACAGGCAAAGAAGGAACTCGAGATTATGAAGTCTACTTCTCCTATGACAATGTGGAAAGATGATATTAAAAATATGTAGACAATAGATAAGTATGGGTGAAGCGGCAAAGATTTCACTTAAAGCTATTGGAAAGCAAGATACATACTTGCTTTGCAAGAATCCAGCGGAATCTTTCTTTAACCCAAATACTACGAAAAGACACTCGAATTTTAGAAAGTATCATAGGAGTAAGAATGTCATCAATACCGGTCAGATTCCTAATTGGCCATTCGGACAGACCATCAAGGTGCAGTTTAATCCCCAAAACATGGGTGATCTTTTGAGTAATCTTTGGTTGAGTATAAAGATGCCTCGAGTTACGAATGGAAATTATGCAGATCAATTGGGTCGTCATATTCTCAAAAGTGTCGCAATGTATGTGGATGATACCGAACTTGAAAAGATTGAAGGTGATTGGGGAATCATTTATGATGAGTTGTATTTAGAACTTTCAGAAAAAGTGGCGAATAGGTTTCTTGTAAATAGAAGTATAGGTTTCGATGACTCAACAAAAACGGATTCAGTTTCAAGACTCGAAACAGATCTCATGATTCCATTACAATTTTTCTTTGCACGCAAGTACGCGAGTGATGAGTATACTACGAATAAACCAAATAGACCCTACTTCCCTACATGTGCCGTACATAAACAGAAAATTGAGTTTGTACTAGAGTTTCATAACCAGTCATTTTTTACTGATACACTTGATACATTGGTTCTCGATGAATTCAAGCTCATCACGGAAGAGATGACGGTGAGCCCCGAAGAAAGGAAATATCTTGGACACGAACCTCAGACTATTGTGACGGATATCGTTCGAAAACATCCAACGACTGTGAGCGAACTCGGCAATCCGATAATCCAAACGAATCTCGTTCCGAACATTCCCGTTAAATGTCTTCATTGGTTTTTAAGGAATACAAAGTTTGAGATTGAGAATGAGAGTGTAGCACTCGAACCCAAGCAATTGGGTGGAAGTATTATAGGTACTAACGCGAATGATGACTCGGGATACTCGGTGGCCATATCACCTGATGGAACCACTATAGCTATAGGTGAACCCAAGTATGAGTTACAGGTTGATACCAGTCCAGAAGATGGTATCATAGATAATCCTAATCAAAATAAGGGTCGTGTCCGTGTATTCAGGTTAGTATCGGGATCGTGGACACAATTAGGTTCGGATATTAACGGACTCGTTGATGGTGAATTACTAGGAACATCTGTTTCTTTATCTGAAACGGGTACAGCTCTCGCCATCGGTTCACCCGGATCGGATATAACACGTGTGTATCAATACACTAATGAGTCATGGACCCAATTGGGTTCGGATATCACGGGTACAGCGTCGACTAAATCGGGAACTTCTGTTTCTTTATCTGGAAACGGAACACATGTTGTCATAGGTGCACCCGAATATACGGATGTTGGATTTACAAACAGGGGTCGTGTACAAGTATGGTATTACACTATCGCACTAGGTTGGCAGCAATTGGGTGGAAATATGGACGGTGTTGGTGGCGGAGATTTTTCGGGTAAAGCAGTCTCGATTTCAAATCCAGTGACTAACGGTGGTACAGACTATACAGTAGCTATCGGAGCGTATGGTCACCAATCGAGTCGGGGACACGTACGCATATTTGCATATAACGGAAGTGTGTGGACTCAACGAGGTTCCGACATTGATGGAACATCGTCGGGCGATGAATTTGGGACTTCAGTTGACCTTTCCAAGAATGGTTCGTACCTCATCGCGGGTGCTCCTAAAAGTGGTGGTGGTACTGGATACGCCCGTGTATTCTTTTATAATACGTCTACTAGTGCATGGATACAGATCGGACCGGCTATAAACGGTGTCACTATCGGAGAACAGTCTGGTACATCC